CAGCCGGGGTGACGCGGGCCGGGAGCGTGGTGCCGGTAGAGGCGACGACGCGGGCGACCTCGGTTTGGACGCGGGTGTCGAAATCGGCTTGCGATGCCTGAAGAGTCGCGATGCGGCTTTGCAGCGCGGTTGCTTCACCCATTGCCGAATCACGTTCGGCTTTCAGCGTGTCGATTTCGGCGGTGAGCAGTTCAACCTCACCCCGCAGGGAATCCGCGTTGGCAGATGCCTCGTTGAGAAGTTCGGTCTGTGCTTGGTGGTCCCGCTGGAGGTCAGCGACCTTTGTGCGGGCTTCGACGAGTTCGTTTTCGACGGTGGTGTCCATTGCCCGTGATCCGGTGTCAACCGACGCGTGATAGATCCGCAGGCGGTGCATGGCCTCGGATCGGTCGGCAACCATGCCCGCGAGGTTGTGGCGCTGAGCCTGCTTGCCGCTGAAGGTCTGGCCTTCCATGGCTTCTGCGGGGATCGCACGCTTCTTGACCAGCACGGCGGCATGGAATTCCCCGGCGATTTCCGCTAGGTTGGAACTGATGAGTTCTCGCTGGTCGTCGGTGAGCGGCGTGCCGGGTGCGCCCATCGCCTTGTATTTGCCAACGGAGAAGACTTCGACCTTGATGCCCGCTTTATCGAGAGCCGCGCTGTTGTCGATCACGGCCTGCACCACGCCGATAGAGCCGACTTGGGCGGAAGGCGTGGCATAGATAGCGCGGGCCTGGCTTGCCACCCAATAGGCAGCGGAACACATGAGGCCGGAGGAGAAGGCATAGACCGGCTTCTTCCTGTCGAGAGCCGCGACCGCATTCGCGAGTTCTGGCGTGCCGGCCACGGTTCCACCAGGCGAGTCGATGTTGAGGAACACAGCCTTGATGTCATCGCGTCCTGTAGCCTCGCGAATTGCCTCGCCGATTTCCTCGGAGCTGGTTGCCCCGAAAAAGATCCTGGCGAACAAGTCTGGCTTGCGAAGGATCGGACCTTCAATGGCGACCACGCCGATGCCATCCTCGACCGATAAGAGCGAACTGGCCGGCTGATGCTGGGGAAGCGATCCGCCTCGATCCACCAATCCTCGCAAGGATGCGGCCATGGAGCGCAGGGCATCAGGCTGGATCAACCATTCACGGGTTTGTAGGAGCGGATTCACGCCCGGTCGCCGGTGTCAACGCCGAGCCGCTGGGCTTCCAGAGCATCTCGACCGGCACGCCGTATTTGAGGGCGGTGTCGAGAATGAGTTTCGCATCGCTGGCACGCCGTTCGATTTCCTCACCGAAGTCCGCACCGAGTTCCTGAAAGTGATCTGATAGTGTCTTGAGTCCCATCTCCACATCGGCGCGGTTCTGTTGGGCTTCGCGTCCAGCGTCCACAGTCACACGCTTGGGCGGGACGGATGAAATCTTCCACCACCCGGCGATGGGCGGCAGAATTCCCCGTGAAATCGCGTCACCAATCACGTAAGTCCACACCGGGCGGATCAAGCGGCGTTCGAGAATCATCTGGCGGAACGAGAACCGGCGATCCGCCTTGGCCACGATAAGGCGCACGCCAGCCCCGCCGATCTTGCTAGAATCTGCCGCGAACTCGAACGGGATCATGCCGAGTGCGGAATCACGCCGCAGGTGCTCAAGGAAACCGGTGAACGTGGGCGACGGACGGTTCGACTGGAAACTGTCGAGCGATTCGTCGGGTTTGAGTGCGATCAATTTGCCGCCGACGATGCGCTGGAGCGAAACCGGGTCGCTTGGATCATTGTTCGTGCCAGCACCGCCGACAACAAAGTCGCCATTGTCGTCGATCTCGCCACGCGATGTTTTGAGGATGCGGGACACGTCGGCATTGTCCTTTACCGCATGTTTTTCGAGCGCGAGCAATTCCATCTCATCGAGGACGTGGTTGATGGAGTGCTGAATGGTCGGATGTGATCGCACACCGCCGGCCCACTCTGGTTCGTGGATATGCAGGATAGCCTCGGCTGGGAGATCACGCCCTTTGCCATGGTCTTCCAAGACTCGATAGAAGATCGGTGCGCCCCAGGCATCGAGCCCAACGCCGTCGATGGTATCCTTCGATCCGAACTCATCCCCGATGCGATGCGATTCGATCAACTGGATCCGCGGTTCGCCCTCTGCGTCACGGGTTTTGTGGATGAAATACTCGCCGTCGATGTCCATGCCCCGGCAGACGAGTGCTTGGCATTCCTCAAATGAAAACCGGCGGGTCACCTCGCAGCGGGCCGACCACAAGGCGAAGTAGGCTTCGGCGGCACGGTTCCATTCCGGTTTGGGCGATTGCGCTTGGACGCGAATGCCGTCGCCAGTCGAATAAATCGCCATGTTGGCGACCAGTTCGCGCATGAAACCGCTATTCTTGTGAAGGTAGCGTGACTTGCGAACCAGTTCGGTGCGGACACCGGGTGTCAGCTCGTTGCGCGCGTCGGTGGGCGATGCTCCGGGCACGCTGCCTCGGCGGGGTGACCAGTTGGCGGCCTCAAACGGAGATCCCCACGCCTTCGGCACAAGGACGGGTGGTAGCCAGCGCATGGCGATGTGTTTGAGGCTGTTCATTTCGGGAGATAGCCAGAGATGAAGGATGCGGCCGCGATGCGGGGTCTGCCGTAGGTAGCTGGATCGAGCACTCGGAGCGCGTGACCGCATTCCTCAAGCACCTGATCGACCGGCAGGGTGAACTGCTTGGCGGTGGAAGTGTCCGCGTCGTTCCAGTTCATGATAGTCTTGCCTTCGAGGAGCAGGTCCTTTGCCCGCCGCTGGATGGCAAGCACTTCTGAAACTGTGAAACCGGTGATGAAGAGTCCGCGGGCCATGGGTTAGTTGCCTTTCCAGGTGGCATTCCTGCCCCGCGTGTCGATGTGAACGAATCCGGACGATGGGTAGATGCCGAGACCGCCAGTGAACTTGCCTGCCTTGCGCCATGCGATGAGCCGGTCATAGACGCGCTGCGGACTCACTCCATCGATGGCGATGTCGAGGGCCGTAAACTCAAGATGCTGACTGAGCGGAGCACCGCCGACCGTCTTGTTATAAGCCGGGGTACGATAGGAACTCAGAATGCGGCAAGGCTTGCCAAAAGAATCGCGGAGTTCGTCCACGATGCGAAGCGCCGGCACGATGTTCTTCCATAGCCGCTTGGGGGGCGGGCAGTTCTTCACGCCGTTTCGCTCGCGAGCGAAATAGCTGGTGAACTCACCCGCACCAAAGTGGCGGAACTTCTGAGCGACGAACCACCCACTGAATGTTTCGGTGGCCATGGCTTACTTGGCAGTGCGGGGTTCGACCACGATTTCAAATCGCCCGTCCGGATGAACGGTTAGCCGCCCATCCTTGCTGATGAATTCACCGCTGACTGCGGGAGTCGTGGCGCACGAGGCGAGGAACGGAACAGTCAGCACCGCCATGGCGATGCAGAACAGCCCGACCTTGAACGATTTGTTGGGCTTGCCGTCGTCGAAGAGGTCGCCGAGAACGACAACGAGTTCCTTCAATGCCAGCGCGGCGGGACCAGCGATGAGCAGGTATTGCGCCTTGTCCGCGTCGAGCAGGTTGGCGAAGCCCGAGAGGTCAATCGCGGCCATTGTAGTGAGACCGGAACCAACAAAGGTGAGGAAGCGGAGGATAGTGACGGTTTTCATGACTCCCCGTCTGTGCTGTCAACGGGCAGTGCAGCCACCGACTCCCGACCGACGATCTTGAGCATGGTGGCGGCAGTGCCCTGCATCGCCTCGCAGTCGAGGTAGTGATTCGGTCGCGAGCCGATCTGCTTCCACATCCACTGGCCTTTTTCCTTGATGCGATGCTCACTCTCCATCTGGGCGAGATAGTCGTCGTCGATGTCGTCAGGCACTTCCCATGTCGGGCCTTGGGACGCATCTTGATTGCGACGGAGACGGGCCAGCGTGTCCTTGATGTTGAGGTTACTCCAGTAGTGGACGTGGCATGACTGCTTGTGCGACAGCACCACCTTGCGCCGGGGCGAGTAGAACCTCTGGACGGTTTTGCCGTCGCGCCCCTTGTGGGCATAGACCGGCCGGCGGTCGCCAATCAGCGCGACCCATCCGCGTTTGGCGCACTCTCGATAGACATCATAGGTCGCATAGCCGGCGTCGAGGAACACAAGGCTTGGATGCACGTCGAAGCGTTCCTGGATGACGTCGATGTCGGTGAATGTCAGAATCCGTTCGTTCCACATCAGGCGGCTTGATCCCTCTGCCGACCACGAGCGGACCACCAGGAACAGGTGATCCATCTGGCAGTCCACCGTGATGAATCGCAGCGGGATCAGACCGGTGCGCTCGGGCAGCGGAGCAGCGAGGATGCGACCGGTTTTTGGATCAATCGCGCCTTCCTCTTCCCATGTCTCGCCGCGATTGTATCCGGACTTGGTGATTTCGAGTTTGTAATCCTCGACGTATTCACGCCACGGCAGACCAAGCCGCTTTTGATAGAACTGCTGGAGCAACGACACGTCACCCTTCCGTGCCGCCGTCTTGGCTCGTAGATAGAGTTCCGCGAGCTGGCCCCAGCTCATTGCGCACAAGGCATTCCAATGGAATCCGACGTTCTCCTTCGACGCCTTTGGATTCTTCGCCACAAATGTCCCGGTGGCGTTGAGTTCTCGGCGGGTGCGCTCGCCATCGTTGAAGTAGTGGTTGCACGACTCGCAACGCAGCGCGGTGGTGCGCCGGACTTCGTCGAAATCCCACTCGCCGGTTTCGTCGCGGGCCGACTTGCTCCACTCGACGCACTCCCATTTGAATGCTTGGCGGTGGCCGCATTCCGGGCAGGCAAACGTCCATTCACGCTGGTCTGTGGTGAGGAATTTCCGGTGGGTGTCGTCATCCTCCTCGCCGCCCTGGCTCATGAAGATGCACTTTCCCAGCCATCCGAAGGCGGTGACGCGGGCCTCGGCTTCCGCCATGTGACCTTCCGGCCAGCGCCAAGTTTCGTCACCGATCAACCAGCGGATCGAACGGCGCTGCAGGTTGGTCTTGTTATGCGCCCCTAGAATCCACAGCACCATGCCGTTGTTGAAGTGGATGGCGTTGTTCTTGCGCTTGTGGCGGTGGATGCCGGTGGGCATGAGCCGCGCCACCGGCTGGCATTGGTCGAAGAGTTTCTGGAGTCGCGCTTCGGAATAATCGCGGGCGTCCTCGTCCGTCTGGTCAAGCCAGAGCGTCGGACCGGGAAGGTTGGTGATGATGTAGCAAAGCGTCAGCTCGGGCGCGGTGGTCTTCGATGACTGAACCGAGGCGATAATCGAAACGAGTCGGATGCGCGGATCGACCAATGATTCCATGACCTCGCGAATCCACGGCGAGTTTTCCGACCGGAAGCGTCCCGGGTTCGGCGAATACGGAATGCCCTCGATGTGATCCTCACACCATTCCCACGGCGGCCTGCGGTCGGGCGGTTGCCACGCCTCGCGCCAGATGTCGTGCAACACCTTCATGATTCGTGGAGGCAGCGGAGAACCTCGTCGATTGCCTTGCGGCATTCCCTCTGGATGCCTGTGGCGTCGAGTCCTGATAGAATCGGCGGAAGCTCGTTTTCAAATTTGGCGCGGAGGATGGATGTCGCCTGGGCGACGAGGCCGATCCATTCACTCTTCACCTGATAGATCGGAACGTATTCGCCCTTTTTGACGGCGATGCGAAGTTCGCGCTCCTCGACCTCAGCGAGTAACTTGCGGGCCTTGAGTGCCTCCTCGTTTCCGACCGGAGTTTTGCCCGCTTTCAAGCCGCGCAGTCTTACGAACTCACGCCAGTCGGCCACCGGCCACAAGCCATTCGAGAGCGGCTTCGGAGAACCCTCCATCTTCTGCCAGGTTGTGAGCGTCCTGCGAGTCACGCCTAACACGGCAGCGAGTTCGACCAGCGTTTTCGCATAGGCGAGCGATTCCTCGCTACCGGCCGCCCGCGACTCGATCCGCGCCCGTTCGGCCACGGTGAGCGGTTTGCCCGCCGCCACTTTGCGAACTACGTTTTGAAAATCCGCGTCGAGGATCTTCTCCGCGACATCGGCGGGCAGCACGGGTGATGTCGAATTCCCTTGGCTCATGGTTTTACCGCCACCCACCCGGCGAAGTTCAGGTGCCGCCAGAAGCAATCAACCGACGTGAAGCCTTCCTGATGGAGAAGCTCCTCGTTCCAGCGGGCGGTGACGGGCACCAGCACGCCTTCGAGCGACAGCCGCTTGCGGTCGATCTGGCTTTCGGAATAGCCGTTCTCCCGCTTGATCTGGAGGAAGAGATTCACGAATGCCTCATCGAGCTTGGAGGTGGCACCAAGGACCTTTTCGACGAGGATAAACGCACCGCCGGGAGCCAGCGACTCGAAGACGCGGCGAATGATCTGCTGGCGGTATTCGATGGGGGTGAACTGGAGCGTGAGTACCGAGAGCACGAGGCTGGATGTCACACCAGGGAACTCGTGGCGCAGGTCGGCAGACTGGATGCTGACGCGGTTGCCGTGCTGGTGGTAGTTGAAGTTCTCTCGTGCCGCCTCGATCATCGGCTCGCTGATTTCCAGGCCGATGTAATCGTTGGCCGCGCCAAAGTTTGAGACGAACGGCAGCAGCGCCT